AGCGTCCCGTTCAGCGCGGACTGCCGCGCCTGCTCAAACGTCTGCTCGCGCTGCTGAGCGTTGATCGCCTCTGCCGTCGTGAACCGGCGCTGGATCTCGGCAACCAGATCCTTCTCGGTGTCGCCGTCCAGACCCATGCAGCGGGCGGCGTCGATGGCGCCCGCCAGATCGTTGGGGTACTGGTCGAAGATCATGGTCGCGCCGTTGATGACGACGTCGATCTTCTCTCCGTATTGCACCGTGCGCGTCAGAAGGTCGTCTTCCTGCAGCTTGATCGTGCCGCGCTCGACCGCTTGGTCGTAGAGCTGACGGCCGATCTGCGTCTTGCCCTGCCCGATCGCGCGCAGGATCGCGGTGCGCTGGAACTCCTCGACGGCGGCGGCGACCTCGTTGTCGATGAACTGCTGCCGCTCGTTCTCGTCCGGAATCAGTGCAGCGTCAGCCGCGGCCCGGTTCGTGGTGGCCGAGATGATCCGCGTCTCTGCGTCAGCCATCGCCTCGGGCGTCGCCCACGCGGTCTCCGCAGCCGCCGCTGCCGCCGCCTCGGCCTGCCGCCGGAGCTTGGCGTTGTACGCCTCGCGCTGCTGGAACTCGAACCGCGCGGTCTGGTCCAGCAGCGCCTCGCGGCGGCTCTGGGCGTAGCGCTGCGCGGCGGCGCGGCCGTTGCGCGACAGGCCCCGCAGGCTGGTGTTGTACTGCGAGAGCTGCTGGTCCAGATCGCGCTGGACGCGCTCGGTCAGGCCAAAGGCGTCGGGTCCCTCCAGAGCGAGGATGCCGCCCTGCCCGGTCGGGTTGCCGTTGGCGTCCTGCCCGTAGAGCAGCCCGCGCTCGAACTCGCCAAGCCCGGCTTGGAACTCAAGCAGCAGCCGCTCGTCTTCCTGCTCCTGCAGGTAGTTCGCGAACTGCACGCCGGACTGGCCGATCTGCTGCAGCATGCGGGAGTTGAACGACGTGTCTGGCAGCGTCAGCCGCTGGTACGGCGTGGCCGCTGCCTGCGCCTGAGCGCCGCCAAGGTTCTGCGCGCCTTGGGTTACCGGGGTGGGAACGCGGATCGCCATGCTGTGCCGCCCTTACCGTAGGATGTCTGCGGGCCGCGCGCGCGGCCGGACCGAGCTGCTGCTCTGAGATCCGAACACCGGGCCGCTCGGCATCGTGTTGAACAGCGACTGCGCGTTCGAGAATACCGCAGCGGCGCCAGCCAGCGCCGGATTGATCGACGATGCCTGCAGGTCGAACAGGCCCGCCTGTGCTTGGAACTGCGAACCCTCGATCCGGGCGCGGCGTTCCTCGCGGTCGATGTTGGACTTCAGCGTCATGATGTCGAACTGCCCCGCCGTGCGCAGGTCGTCGATCAGCGCGGTCGGCGTCGTGCCGGGCTCGTCGATCAGCAGGCCGGTGCTGGCGATTGCCGCCCGAGCCGCGCCGACGGTCTGCGCGACCCGCTGGCGCTGCACGTCGCGCGCCACCTCGCCGCGCTGGACAATGTCCCGCGCGTTCTGCTCGGCAATGGTCGCGTTGTTCCGAGCGACCGCGGCGTTGTACTCGGCCTGCTGCCGCTGGGCCTGCGCCTGCTGCACTGCGCCGATCGCGCTGACAGCGGTGGAGGCCACCGTGAGGGCGGTGGACAGGCTGGATCCCGCAGCAAACAGTGCGCTGATGCACATCAGGCGGCCTCCTTCTTGTGGACCGTGCCCGCCGTCTCGTAGCCCATGCGCGCCAACACGCCGCTGGCGGCGGCGTTGTCCACGCCTGCGTAGACCACGGGCCGGAGTACCTCGGCGCCGCGCGCCACGCACCAGTCTTCGAACGCGCGGATCAGGAGCACACCCGCCCGCGACTTGCGGGCGGCCTCCTTGACGTAGAACGCGTGGTCGACGCCGACCTGCACGTCGATCCAGAGATCCTGAATGACCTCGGCGACGACTGCGCCGACCAGCTCCCCGCCGCTCTCGTAGCCGACCGACAGGACGTCGGGCAGCTCGATCAGCTTGGACAGGATGTAGGAGACCCGCGCCTCGTCCATCGGGTAGGCGGCATAGACCCCAGCGCGGTGCATCTCGCGCGCCAGCTCAAGCAGTTGGGGGAGGTCATCGGCGCGCAGATCACGGATCATCAGGTGCCTCCAACGACGACGTCCGGGATCAGGGCGAGGACCGTGAGCGGCAGCGGGCTCCGCTGTTCCAAGACTACCTGCTTACGTTTAGACCAATCCGCCCGCATCGTCACGTCAATATCCTCGGTGCGCATCTCGAGCGGCTGGCCGTAGAGCGCGGGCATGCCGAAGCGCACCTCGCGCAGCTCGTCCTCCGACGGTCCCTGCCACAGGCCCATCGTCCGCTGCACCTGCACCGTCAGCCGGGCGATGTTCTTCGGCTTGCCTTGGATCGTGACGCCGTCGGCGTAGGTCGACACCGGCAGCGTCTTGAGCTGGCAGGTGTAGCCGAGGCCGATGTGGATGCGCGACGCGGGGCTGTCGAGCGTCACCGCCCCGTTGGTGACCGTCAGGCCGGTCGCGGCGTAGCCGTTTGCGGCGGCCACCACGGTCGCACCTTCCAGATGCCACAGGCCGGAAACCGTGGTGACCGCCTTCCGAACAACGCCGCCGGAAGAGTAAGCGGCGAAGCCGGAACCGTCGTACCCCGTCCCGGCGGGGTTCTGCAGCTCGAAGGTGTTGGTCGTGACGTTGGCGACGACGAAGCCGGTGCCGTTGTAGTCGGTACTCGCCGCCTCTCCGGTGGTGGCGGTCGTGCTGACTTCCAGCACGCCGGAGATGTCGACGATGTCGCCGTTCGACAGCCCGTGGGCGGGGGCGGTGATCACGACAGGGTCGGCAGCCGTGGCGCCGGTGATCGTGATCGGGACGTCGAGGGTCAGCCCTGCGTCGACGCAGAACGCGTCCTGCAGGTCGTCGAACTTGGCGTTGTCCATGCGCTCGATGAACGTGACGGTGTTGCCGCTGATGATCCGCTCGACCAGCACGTAGATGACGTCCTCGTCGCCCTCGCGCACGACGGTCACGGACTTGTACTTGCCGCGGGTCGACGCCCGGGTCCACGCGTAGACGTCCTGCTCGGGCTGGTAGGTCAGGAAGACGCCGCCGCCGTCGCTCATCACGACGAAGCCGAGCGCCCACGGCGCGGAGGCGTAGTCCCAGTCCAGCATCGTGCGGTAGTCGAACAGGTGCCGGGCGAGGACGGTGACGTCCTTGCCGACGAACTTGTCGTCGGCGAACTGGTAGGTCAGGTCGCGGACGAAGTTGCCCGGGCTGACGAACAGGGCGACGTCACCGGCGACGATCGGCCGGAGCTTCGACGCACCGTAGTACGACTGCGGCCGGACTGACACCGTGCTGGGGGTGATGACGCCGCTCTGCCCGCCGGTCAGTCGGTACTCGCCGCCGCTGGTCAGGAGCATCAGATCGGTCAGCGGCACGATGTGCTTGATGTCGTTGATGCGCCGGGCGGCGATCGAGGCGACGATGCCGTCGCTGTCGAGCGCGGGCACCGAGCGGCTGAAGTTGTTGAAGTGGCCGATCTGGCTCGCCCAGAAGCGGCTGGGGTAGGTGTTGGAGTTCGCGAACCAGCGCCGCTGTCCGAAGAAGCCGGTGCTGCCCGGGTAGCGGTCGGTGCCGTCGTTGAAGTCGTCGAACGGGTTGTACAGGCGCGGCGGCGTCTGCGAGTAGTCCGGGTCGATGTTCTTGTCTTCGAACGCGTTCTTCGTCGTCGTCCCGATGAAGCCGAGGACGCCGAACGTGTCGGTCGCGTAGACGTTGTAGTAGAGCGCACCGTCGACCGTATCCCACGAGATCGTGTTGTCCCAGTTCGACGCCGCGCTCGGGTGCGCGGAGATCGTCAGCGGGTAGACGTTGCCGCCGCTGGTGTACGTGTTGAACCCGGTGCTGTCGACGGGCACGCCGTCCAGCATCCGCAGGCTGAACGTCGTCGCCGTCAGGAAGCGGACTTGGAACCGGCGCCCGTTGATCTCGGTCATGCCGACGACGCCGTCGATCTCGATCTCGTCCAGATCCGCGAGGCCGTGCCCCTCGGCGGTCGTGACGACGGCGGGGTTCGCCTTGCTGACGCCGGTGATCGACAGGCTGGTCGTGGTGCCGTCGCCGAGCACGCAGCGCCCGCGCAGGCTCTCTTCCTCGTCGTCCGCGCTGATCGCCGTCACCGCGTACTGGCGGGGCTGCACAGCCTTCTCGAACGTGCCGCCGGAGGTGTAGGTCGTGAACCCCGTGCTGTTCACGGCGGTACCGCTGTTGGCGTAGGCGATGGTAAACTCGTTCGAGTTCACAACGGTCACGGTGTACAGGAAGTTGTTCACCTCGACCATGCCGCCGACGCTGTAGATGTGGACCTTGTCTCCGGTGCTGAGGCCGTGCCCTGACGCGGTCACCTGCGCGGGGTTGGCCTTGGTCAGCGCGGTGATCGACCCCGTGGCGACGGTCGTGTTGGTCTCGACAGAAATGCCGGTCGGCGACGCCTGATCCGGCGTCAGGTCGACCTCGCTCAGCGTCCAGCTGTCGTTGTCGATCCGCACCAGCTCCTGCGGCGGGTAGTCCGGGTGGCAGAGGGTCATCACGTCGCCGGACTGGGCGTAGATGATGTCGAACAGGTCAGCGGCCGCCCAAGGCGTCACGATCTCGTAAGGCGGCGTCGCGGTCCCGCCGGACGTGTAGGCGGTGTACGCGCTGCCGTCGATGTCGTTGCCGTTCAGGTCCTGCAGCTCGAACGTGTTGGCGGCGACGTTGGCGACGAGGAAGTTGCGGCCGTTCAGCTCGGTCATCCCGGCGACGCCGGTGATGTAGACCTCGTCGCCGTTCGACAGCCCGTGCGCCGTAGACGTGACCACGACTGGGTCCGCCGCGGTCGCGCCGGTGATCGTCTTGATCGACGCGCTGTCGAGTATCTGCGCGCCCAGCGCGTGGAAGCGCATGTAGGCGTCGCCCAGCTCCAGCACGAACGTCTGGCTGTCGTTGAACTCGAACTCGACGATGCGGTACGGGCCTGCGCCCGGTTTGGCCCGCGCGACGAAGCGCGTGCCCGGGCGCGACATCATCGCGCCGGTGAACGTGGCGACGAAGTTCTCCGCTTTCTCGACGGCGACGGCGCGCTTGCTGAGGTCGACGCGCGCGCCGATCTGCGGCGACACCTCGCCGCCTGCCATGCTGGGCTGGATGATGCTGGTCATGCCTTAGAGCCTGCTCCTGAGCCAGTCGGGGTCGCGGTTCTGCTCCTCGGTCACGCCTTCGTTGCTGTCGTTCTGCTTCGCCTGCCCGATCTGGATGATGGACTCGCGGCGGACGCGCTCGGTGATGTTCTCGTCCATCGTCAGCGGCCGGGCGACGATCTCCGCCAGCCGCCAGCTGAACGCCATGACGAAGTTCGCGTCGAACTCCGTGACGTCAGTGACCTGCGCGGTGTACTCGAACTCGGGTTCCTCCTCGTCGGTCAGGATGACCTTCGCGTTGGAGGCGTTGCGCCCGATCGTCCACTTGAGCGGCGGCAGCAGATTGCCGCGCGGGTCGAGCGGGTTGATGATCCGCCAGACACGCAGGGCACCGCTCGGGTATGTGTACATGTAGCCCCACTGCGCGGGCGGCGTGCCGCTCAGGGCGGCGGGGCTGGTGTAGCGGAGCGCGAATTTCCACGGGTGTTCCCGCAGCAGGCTGTCCCTGACGTTTTCGTAGACGAGGTTGATCTGCTCCGCCTCGGTCGAGGCCTCGGTGAGGCTCTCGATCGCGAAGCGGTCGCCGAGGTGCTGGAGGGCCAGCTTGGCGATTTGAACGTCAGAGACAGCCATCGGTCACGTCACTCCTCGGCGGTGCCCGCAGCGGCCCGGCGGGCGGCGCGACGTTGGCCGCCGGTGGTGCGGGCGACTGCGTCGGTGGGCTTCTTGGTGCGGCCGCGACCTGCGACAGCTTTCGCTGCCGCGAGTTCGTCAGGGTCGGCGACCTTCGGGCGGACGGTGACCGGGTCGGGCAGGCCCTGCTCGACGGCGCTCTCCTTCTCGGAGCGCCAGCGGTCGTCGTCGAGGATCTCGGCGGTCGACGGCAGTAGCAGCCGCT